TAGATCAGCCACGAAAGCCCGCACGTAAACATCGCTAAAAAAATCCCTATAAAAAAATGTGTCCACAGCCCCTTGTACGCAAAATAAAAACCACCAAAGATCAGACACCACAACCAGCACAGGCGAGACTCTTCCGTATAGCCATTCGTCAAATTTCTAAACCGCATTTGAACCACCTCCAGAAACTTTATCTCCATGTTCCAAGAATGAAGCATGGACTCTCCAAAGCTTCCCATCACTACATGCATCGAGGGAAACTGTCTTCTGATTGATCGTCTTAATCGTCCCTGTTTTTGTGTGTTGTGTTGTCCATTAGTATAATCGTATCATAGATATTATTATTTGTCAAGGAAAAAAAGTAAAGGGACTGGCAGGGAACCTGCGTCAGTCTTAAACTGTGGCCTTGCAAGCGCTTTCAAAAAATTTCAAAAATTTTTTCTCCTTCGCTCTGTTTTCTATTAGCCCAAATAAGCATAGCAAGGACAGCTATCTCCCGCTCTTGATCTTCGCGACCTATCATACCAGACTTAATATAACCCGCAAGTTGTTTTCTAAGAAACAGAAGGTCAATTTCATCCTGACAAGCTATTCTAAGCGGGTTGCCATCGAATAATCCTTGCCTTATCATCTGCTCTGCCTTCTCTGCCATCTGTTTACTAAAATGCGCTAAAGCAGTATTCACTAGTCTAAGCTTCTCCCTATACTGAGAATGAACTATCTTTGGCTTTGGCTCACTCATCTTCATCCCTCCCAACTCTTGGTGGAATAACAAGAGTATCATTATGATCTTGAAACCTGCCTACTTTAATCTTCCACTTACATTTTGCACAATGCATTCGTGGCTTCCCTCTTCCTGTCCATTCATACTCAACTAGCACGACAAAAACTCTACCACATAACGGACATTTAGCCTCAAGTGAGTTAAACAAATATACCTCTTAGGGTCTACTTCTCCCTCCCAATCGAATAACTCTAACAGGTGCTTCACCAACTGACTGAGACAACGCATCACGACTTGGTCGAATTCTCTGACCAAAACCATACCGTGCCTCCTTTCTTTGAAGAATATGAACCACACCAGCAACCGCATCAGAAATATCTTTCGAGCCTCCCGATGGATGATCTATTTTATCCTTCTCGTTGTCCCTTTCTAGCTCACGTAACTCTTTTGCAAGAACCTCCACCATCGGAAGTAAGATTCTTTCGTCTTTAATTGCGAGCTTCACCTCCGTATACGGTTCAATAGACGTATCGACAGAGAGAATTCCCGACTTGATCTTTACTCTCCTACAGGTCTGAATAAGCTGCGCTGATTGATACCAGTCTGCAGTAAAGTATTTAAGGTGGAGCCTCTCTCTGAGATATAAAATAAGGTCTCTTATATAGTCAAGCTCTATCTCCCCAGAAGGCGGAGCTACAAAGCGTATCGCTCCGTCGATCATATACATTGGCGCTCTCATATCCCTTACATGATGGAACATCTGAGTCTTCGGATTAAAAAAAGCTCCTTCAGCCATCAACTTGTAAGCTGCGATATGCCCAATACAAAAGCCAGCAGCGTCTCCAGATAAGGCTACATCGCAATGTGCCGAGAATGCAATGTCATTCGTAAGATACATCTCGTCAAAGAAGTCCTGATCAACAAGATAGCCGTAATCCCCTCCGTGATGATCTATGAATTCTGAAATCACGCATTCATTAACCTTAAACAAATTATTCCTTCCACATGCCGTGACGTATGCTTCCTGGCAACGAATTAACTCCTCCCTAAATGGGATAAACGGCCTTCTTACTCCGGTAGCTATACCTGCGTAATCTTTCAATGCAGCTTCAATATCACGCTCAAAATCTCTTTTGTACTCCACTGGAACTTGAATAACTGTCTCCTCATGAAGCGCCTGAGACATGTCCTTAATAATTCGAGATCGTCTTTCAGAACTTCCTACCTCAACAAGAAATTTTTCTCCAGAGAATCTGTCTGCTGGCAAAGCATCCCATTGTGCATAAGTTAGCGGAAGAATCGTTTCGTCTTCCTTAGCCTCCTGAAGCTTCCTACTGGTAAAATCTCCTTCGTAGTTAACTGATGAAATCAGAAGCAGCTTTCCTGGTAATTTTCCGTGCTGCATGAACCTTGATTTCATCCTTCGTATCAGCGAACGGTAAACATTCTCAGCCTGATCGTACTCTTCTCCTCCTGTGAATCTATTCATCTCCGAGTCTTTCACCCGAGCCATGAAGTTCATCTCATCAATAACTCCACCAAAAACGTTCATTCCTATTGCTGCTGTGTCTGAACCTCCCACAGGCAAAACGAGAATATTCGACGGGAACCTAAGCTCCGATCTTACCTCTACATCGAAAGGAAAAAAGTGCATAAAGTACGGACTTAGCTTAAGCATATTAGCAAACTGATCGAAGACGACCTTCTTAGCCAGTTCATACTTCTGTGACTGCTGAATAAACACTATACTCGAACCTGGAGCAAGCCCGTACTCCAACTGAGGATTGTAATAGCACGATAGCCTATAAATCATGTATGCCAAAGCAAGGTAGGAGAAATACGTCTTACCCCAACCGATACTTCCGGTGAGAACACATTCAATGTATCTATCCTCAGAAAACAATTCAAGTAAGCCCTTCTTAACAACTGGTCTAAGGTAATCTCTCTGGTTCATATACTGCGAGCTTTCACAAAACTCTACAATATCAACAACTGAATCTACTTTTAGCCCTCTTTTCATCTGCAGAAAAGAGGAGTCTTTATTTTTGATTGCGGCTACGAGGTTCTGCGCAAAGTCAAGAATATCTTTAAGCCTGTAGCATTCCCCTATCTGTGTTTCAAAGATCGGGCACGACGCAACGAGTAAATTCATTGCTTGTTCATCTGTTGGCTTCATTCCAGCAGTAGTGGCAATAAGGTCGTTGACATAGTCAACCCCCTGACCAACAGTGATGAATTTCATTTCAGCAGTTTGCGTTCTCAACCTTCCGCTTTCTCCTCCACAGAATCAAGGAAACCTTCGTCTGCATGTACCATCTCTACTGGCCTGTATTTTCCTGTATTCGGATCAAGCTCCATACGGATAGCATTCTTCTCTGCAAGCTCCATGAACTTTTCTGCTGCCTCAACTACTCTTGAACCTCCATCGGACAATGCACCAACAAATTTATCAAACTTATGTTTGACAGTTAAAGCAAATTCAGACGGCTTTTCGTGGAGAAGCCCAAGCCTAATCGCTATGTTTATGTACTTCTCAAGAAGATTCTGAAGAACCTCAATTTCTCTACTTGTCTGCTTTAGAGGCATCAGTGTTTTTTCTCTTTCAAGGTATACCGCTAGCCTTTCAGACTGAATTTCAATAAGCCATCGAAATCTGCCAAGAGCATCAATATTTGCAAGAATCCTCTCTCCAGTTAACGAAGCGTTACGTGCTATTTTTTTATCCTCTGGCTTTTTAGCCTGTTGAATTAGCCCAATCACATCCATCTTGAACTTCTTCACTCCACGTACAAGCGATTTAGGATCGGATGCGGTCATCACTCTCCACTCTTTTTGTGCTATTTTAACAATGTGATACATCGATTGGCCCGCTCTGAGCCTATGGTAGACCTCTGCAAGCTGTTTGTCACTCAGATGACGCAACCAAATTCCTTTTTTCCCTGTTGGCGCTACTGACTCACGTAAACGAAGAATCAGATCGGCGGCTGAAACCTCTACCTTTCCTTTAATGGTTACAGGTTCCTCCAATTCACTCCTCCTATGTCAAGTCATCAATGTTTAAAGCAGACAAGCCTGAGTCATCTGAAATTTCGGATATATCATCAAGCTTATCAAGGTTCGACTCCATGAATCTATCAACCGAAACTGTAGCAAGCAGTAGCGCAAGAAAACTGTCAAAGGTCTTTCCGTGCTCCATTACCCTCTTTGCTGCACTCCGAATCTTTGGGAAATCTCCTTGTCGCATCCGAACCCAGAGGTGCTGCTTGCCACCAAAATCGAGAACCATAAAGTTTGCCGGAAGCGTATCCCCATACTCAGTGAACAACCTATTCAGAACTATACTCAAATCATCAACTGTCTTAATCTCTTTTCTTGCTTTATCAAACTCTTGCTTCATATCTTCATTCGGCAGTGACTCCCTTGCCTGATCGAGGAGGCGTTGGAATATGTCCGAATCTGGAAATCCCAGCTCGTAGGCTATCTCATCTCTCTCTTGGCCAAAGTTTTCAATAAGGTCATCCACAAGAGTAGCAAGTTTCTTGACATTAACTTTTCCCTTAATCATATTCATTCTAACTGTCTGTTTGCGTTGCGTCGCCTCATCAAAAATCTCTGGGTCTGCTACAATACACGGAATCAGTGCCTCATCGTTTATTCTCATAGTCTCGAATCTATGCTCTCCATCAACAATTCTAAACATCTGCAACTCTCCTTCCTCACGAGGAAGCGGAACTACAAGGATCGGTTGCAGAAATTTAACCTTATCAACATTATCAGAAAGCATGTTAAACTGCTCAACTGACATTTCATTTGGATTCCACTGGTTCGCTTTGATTCTATCAATCGGAATTTTTACTGACTCCCCGTGTTCATAAACTTTTGCAAGAACGTCCTTTTTCTGAACTGCAATACCAAGCTCAGAATTATCGGAATTCCGAGTCTCTGTCCTTAGCCTTATCTTGGCCATTTTTCTCCTCCTACAGAATCTTTCTTACGTACCTCTTCACCCCAGCTACAGCTTCGTCTTCTTTCTTACGAGTACCACTAAGTAACATATAACTTTCAAACAAGTCGAGAGGAATACCCCAGAAATCAAGGAGATCATGTGACAGATGTGTAAAACCGAATTCAATCCCATCTCTTATAAGGCCCATCTTACGCAACCTATCGGTATCACAAATCTCCCACAACGGAGTCCCAATGTATGGACAAGCAACATTAATCACGTAGTAATCACCGTCAAGAGAAACTGCTGTCGATAGAGCTTCCGAATACATTTCTTTCGTTGCCTTCGGATGCCCAAGGAGCAAGTACACAACGACTCTAAGGCCAAAATCATGAATCATTTGTACCTTCTCTTTAACCTCCGCTACCGTCGTCCCTTTTTTATACAGAGTAAGCAATTCATCCGAGGCTCCCTCTACTCCAAGCTTAACCGTCCTAAGACCAAACTGTTTCATGAGATCAAGCTTCTTTGGTGTAACCTCATGTACCCTAGCCTCACATGTAAACTTAAACTGCCATTCAGTAAACTCTTTTGCAAGCGCTTGCAAATACTCTTCTGTGTGCGAGAAGAACGACATATCGGCAAAATAAAAATAGTCGAGCAATAACTTTGCCTGTCTGGTTTTAACATCTAAAGCAAAAGACTCAGGCGACCGTATAACGTAGGGGGCACCAAGTAGTGAAGAAGCATTCAGACAAAAAACACACTGCTTGTAGGAACAGCCTCTTGATGCCATTACGTAGTCGAAGTTAGTGCCATGAACCTGCTGAAAAGCTCCAATCTTCTCAACATCGAGAGGCGGAAGAGACGAAAGAGTTTGTTCGTCAAGGAAATTCGATCTGAAAAGCAATCTCCCTAAGCCAGGTTCAAAAATAGGAAGGGCCTGCTCCGCGTACGACAGAATCGGAAAATCAACAAGACTCTCCATAGCAGAATTCAGAGCAAAGGACAATCCATAACCAAAAATCTTTACATCTGGCATTTCTAGTCTAATCCTCTTGATTGTCTGAGCTACTATCTCTATACCTCCAAGGTCTACCGTCGGCAAAGCAGGGTCAGCACTACATACTATAACAGAGTCAGGACTCATCTCCTTCAGAGTCTTCATCATTGTGTCCATGATCGGATGCGAAAAGCCTTTATACAAGTCATTCACGATGCTCGAATAATGATGATAATTATGAAAGATACTGTACCAATCAGCATATTCCTCACTCTCAGGCACGGAATCTGCATTGTACAAAACACAAGGAATCGACTCCTCCGTTAGCTTCTGCGCCAAAACTAATGTACTCGGGCCTATCTTGTTGTTGTGCGAACCCAAAAATCTAAAGAACGGCGGAATCAAGATCGTAATCATACTACCCTCCTAACATTTTTATTATCTGCTGATATTCTTCTGAAGTACCGAGGTCAATAAAAAAGTCAAGGGCTTCTGCATGAAAAGGCAACCCTTCAAAAAGCATCTGCTGAAAAATGACCTCTACTGACAATTCTCCGGTAACTGATTTAGATACTGTTTCTCTATACTTAGCTATAAACTCTTTAACCAGCCCGAGCTTATACACCCCCGTCGTCATCAAAAACGGGCCTTGCTTTGGAATTGTACGAGGGCTTAACGCCAGAACCCTATCACCTGAACATACAATCCCATCAAATCTATCACTCTTCATCTTTGTAACGCTCGTTGTGTAAATCACATTATCATATTTTTTGAGGCTTGGCAACGAATCTTGAGGTATCTTGAAAAGCATATCCGACCACACTACGAGCACCCCTTCAGAGTACATCTCATTAACGATTATTTGGTCTGTAAGCACATTAATCTTCTGTAACGCAGACCATACCGCCACCGCCGTTCCACCATATCTAGTCGACTTCTGAACCATCACTGTAATCGGCCACGATGCCCTCAGAACGTGTTTTTGAATCTCCTTATAGTTATGGTCTCCTGCTACGATAAAAACTCTGCTACACAACTGTAGCATCTCAATAAGGGCTGCATCTAAAATCGTCCCAGAGCCGACCGGAAGAAGGCATTTCGACTTAACATTGTAACGATCTTGAACTTCTTGCATCCTACTTCCTTTTCCTGCTGCACAAAGCACACCTAGCATAATCTACTCCTTTACTGGGTAAAATCTTCCATTGCATTCAGTCGCCAGCCTCTTACACGAAATCGCAGACAAGATAGCGTGAGAATTGGCTTTGAGGATACTTCTCATTGTAGCTGGCGACGTAGATCGCTTAACCATTGCATCAAAGAATTCAGACTCAGTAAAGGACTCTCCATCAAAGGAGGCTATCACCGAACCTGCCAAACTAAAAAGTATATTGTTCATTTTTTCATATCTCAAACACTTTGCAGAATGGGCTATGTCAATCAAATCACTCCAATTCTTCCCTATTGACTCATCAGTATACCTTTTTCTCCACTCCTCTATAAAAGACTCCGCCCTCTTTTTTATCTCAACTGGATTCTTTGCACACACAAGCAAAGCCTGGAGGAGTTCACTTTCGAAGTTGACCCTTAAAAAATACCCATCGAATCGTGGAGACGTCCATGGCTTCTTAACTATGATCGGGACGCATCCACTATGAATCACCTCAGTAATCGTCAGAGCCGTTCCAGAGTAATCCACAAACACAGGAAAGAAGTCTATCTTTTCTATCAAAGCCCCATACGCTTCTCTATCACATCCAGTGTAGATTTGAACTCTCTTACCAAGCTTTGATCTCGCATATTTTAGCACTGGATGCTTGTTCTCATCAGTTTTGATTTGAGTTATAATGATAAAATCCGATTCGGACTCTTTGGCAAAAATTTTTTGCATTGCATCTATCAGGTCTCTCCAATGATGCCTTGCTTCCAAAGAGCCTGCATAGCCAAAATTTTTTCGGGTAGCTGGTCGCTTGTATTGAACTATTCCTTCAGACGGGGCCGAAACATCAACAAGCTTGATAGTCTTCATGACTCCACTTGCCAGCCTCGGAGCAAACGTAGCACGAATAACCTTTTCAACCCACGCGGCATCTGATCGCGAAAGAACAACTGAAACATCAGAAACCGCACAACTTACGCCAATAGCTAATCTCCCAAAATCAGAATCTATCTTCGGATGCTTAGCATTACCCGAATCCCCAATCAGGTTAATCAGTCCTGGACTTGAATGAGGAACAGAGAACATTCCTGACGGATACGCACCATGAAGCGTCTGAAGCCTTAGCTCTGGTTGCGCTGTACTGTACCACGAGAAGATTACATCCACACCGCGAGCCTCTGAACCGCAAAGCCACTTCATGATGTCTGGGTAGTAAGCTGGAAAGTCAACTTCGCTAAAACCATCATACCTGAACTCAGTTGGGCACTCAGGGCCATACCCTCTAAACTCCCTAATCTCTACTCTGTCTAGGTCATGAAAAAAAGAGGCGTCAACCTTAATCGGGCCTTCGTGGTGTGGCACAAAAAAGAGCCAGGAGACATCGTCCCTGACTCTATTAACTGTTTTTACTATGATTCTATTTGTGACCGCCTGGCTTATACCACCTATATGCAGCGCGGTGTAAGGCCAAAACAACATCGCGACTTTCATAAAACCCTCCTGAAACTTCCTACTTTTGCGCTAATCGGCTCACAGAATGGTTTTATAAACTTATATATACTCCAACCATCGTAGCCAATCCTATCTCTTGTTTTCAAATTCGGATAGACCTTCATAGCCTCCGCAATTGTGAACACCTGACCCACGTGAATCTTATTGAAGAAAGCCTCAAGAATCCTGCCATGAGCCTCTTTTTGTATTATCGCATCAACCTTCTCTACTTCTCTTAAAGCAATGGAGTACAAAACCTCTCCACAATCAGAAGAAAGCTCCTTAACGAAGAGGTCTCTTGCATCCTCAAATCTCAGTAACTCCGTATCGCTAATCTTTCCAACCACAAATCGTTTAACCAACGCATACATCTCTGTCGTTCCCGAATAAAAAAACGGATAGTCAGCTCCAACCAGAGCTACTGCCCATGACCTTTTTGGTAACAGGACAGGAATTCCCGCAAACACAGCCTCCGCCACTGAGACAGTAAATCCCTCATGATGCGACGCATTTAAGATCAGATCACAACTTGGAAGCACCTTGTTGACAAACTCCCACTTTGGAACATGAGTAAGGACATCCTCTAACAGATTTCCCATATCCTTCAAAACCGGAGCCGTGGGCAGTCCTGCACTCGGGGTCACAAGCGTAAGCTTCAAACCATGCAACGCAAACAACGGTCTTACCGCTGCAACTATATCGTCTATACCTTTATTCGTATTCGTTCTGCCAATAAAAGCAAGCTTGATTTTTTCCTTCCGTGATTGTGCAAGCGCTTTCACTTTTTCTGGCGTTCTCTTAACCTTTAACAGGTCAGGGCTTATCCCATCTCCCTGCACCACCGCCTTGGCTTCTATCTGTTTGACTTGTGCTGATGAAAGATACTTCCTTGCAACCTGAAGCCCTAGTGCTTTCTCCCTTTCAGTCGAGAACACTATCCCGTGAACCGACGCGTAGGACATTGCTTCATGCTTCAAAATCTCGTCATATACAACGTCATGGGTATCGACCCCAACTTTTAGGACATCAAGAATGATGGGAATAAGTACCGTTTTTGCTCTCTTATCAAGGCCAAGAGCTGCCATAGTCGATGCCACATGCTTCTTATTCGTGAAGACAAAGTCAACTGGAAAAACTGCTGAACCTGGAAATGAACCAAATGCAAGGTCACAACACATAGCCCACTTATAATTATTCGTATACGCCTCCTGCTTAACCGAGGAAGTCAAGAATTCTATACCTTTCGGTGGTACCTCTAACTTTCCATCAAATCTCTTATCAACGTATATCACCGACTTAACGTTGTATTTTTCCGCTATATGGGCAAGCGGCTCCATAATTTCTATGAAGCCGCTGTCTCCGTCAAGCTTTCCTAAAGCAGTGTACGGAATACCAAGACCTACCATGAACTACCAAATCTGTGCTTTATCTCGTGCGAACTTGATAGCCTCTTTCGCCTTCGTGCGAATGAACACAGCATCCGTCGGTGAGAGCTGTGGATAAATCGGCAAACAAAGGTGCTCCGCACAGTACTTCATCGCCTCTGGGAAATGCCAACTAACTGGGAACACGTTAGGGTTACATGAATACGCTCCCATCATCGAAAGAGGCAAGTGGTTACATTTTTCCTGAAGGGTTATGCGCGGTCTACAGGCTCTCAGATAGTTGTAGATCAAATGATTATTCTCTGCCCTCAGCCCTGGTACCATCACAGAATATCTATAGTAATTTCTCTCAGCGTCTCCTTCTGTCGGCGACAAACTATACGCAGACTCATCTCCTTCCTCTGGCTCCGACCTCGGTGGGAATACATGATCGTATAACTGTGCTATTTTCTTTCTTGCCTCAATAATTTCATCCTTATGCTCCCACATTGTCAGACCGACTGCAGACTGCCATTCAGTAAGACGCCAGTTGTAGCCTTTATCCCATAGCTGCTCAGTAAAAACACCATCGGCGGTCTGAGCTTTCTTTCCATAGCTTCTATACTCTTGAAGATACGTAGCCATGTTTTCATCATTAGTAACGATAACCCCACCCTCTCCACAATGAATAATCTTTGTTGCATACAAAGACCATGTTGCCACATCTGCCTCAGACCCTACAAGTCGTCCATCGGGATACTTTGATCCGTGGTTGTGTGCACAATCTTCAAGCGTCCAGATTCCGAGACTTCTAAAATACTTGCAGACCTCGACAGTGTTGTGTGAAGGCTGCCCCGCTGAGTAAATCAGCATAACAAGGCGTGGGTCGGTATTGAACTTTCGTTGGCAATAATCTACACCTTCCATCCATTGGTCAAGCGTCGGCATAGCACCATTCGATACTGTAACATCAACAAGAACCACTTTTCCTCCAAGGCGAAGGACTACATTGACATCAGCAAAATGCCCTGTCTGAGGCATCAAAACTACATCTCCTGGGCGAATAATGTACTGGATTGCACATTCAAGCGCAGCAGTATCGCTCATCACACCAAAAGCAAACTTTCTCTGGTGGTCAGTGGCAAAAGCCTCTTCCATGAGCTTAGTGTACTTACCCATCAACAACATTCCAGAATCAATAATATCATCAAACCGTTCGTAAATTTCACCCCTATACGAAGCAACACTCACCTTAAACGCAGGGATTGACTCAATGATTCTTCCATTCATACTCTTTCCTCCTAGTCTTTATTGCGCAGCCACTCTACTATGCCCTTCAATTCTTTCTCTATCCTGGGCCACAGCAAACTAACCTTTTCTTTTGTATTGTACTTTCCGAACCTACATTCAATCTCACACCACCTGTCCCACCACATCGTCTCAAGGCACGTAGGCTTCTTGCCATTAACTGGCCTCAAAAGAAGATGGTCAGGCACAAAACCTGACGATAAAATAAACCACACAGCATCTAACTGTTTTCTGTTGATCCCTAGAGCATCACCTCTTTTCTTTATAAAAATACTCATCGCAGCCATTCCTACTCGCGTATGCATATCAAACACGTACCACGGAAGCGGAACCTCACGCGGTTTAGCTCCACCTGTTCTTTCGAAGTACTCCTCTAAATCCTTTTCCATCTGCTCCTTGATTAATTGTTGTGGAAGACCCCTTGTAGCTATAAGGCACATAGTCGAGATCATTGAGAACCTGTCCCACAACATTCCTCCCGTCGAAGCTCTCGATCTTAAAAACTGCATCGCCGACATTTCATAGTCAGTCAGTTTTCTTTTCTCTGTAATATAATCAAACGCATCATGCGCTCTTTGCACGACATTTTGAGCAGTCAATCCGTTCGAGAACTTCCTGAACAGTGCAAGCTCCTTGCCTTTAACATCCTCCCCTCTCTGATCTAACCCAAAAGAAAGAACCCCATGCGAATCCTTGTTTTTCTTCGCCACCGTAATCTGGTAGATAAGCCTCTTCCAATCTTTTTTCTCATCAGTTCTTTTCTTTAGAAACTCAGCAATCTCACCAACAAGGTAGTAAGCGTCTTCAACCACAAGAATTGGTGTTCTCCACTTCAGCCAACTCTGGTGCGGTTTTTCTTCCCACATAATCTCAAAACACGTATGTGCTAAATTTAAATCCCCTCTCCTCACCGCTTTCTGTATCCCACTATGTGCTCCATATTGAAGATTGTCCTTATTCACCTCGACCTCGTTATGATATATTTATATAATATTATATAATAGATTAATTTTTTTGTCAAATAGAAAGTAAAAGAAGGGCGAGCATTCATTACTCGCCCTATCTACTAACTTGCAAGCGCTTGCTACAACCCAAGCGCCTTGTTAATATCAATCTCATCGTCATCAACTGCTTTTTCTTTTCCGGCCTTAGTTTTTGTTTTCTTTGCTTTTGGAGGCTCAGTCTTTGGCTTTCCTTTCGTAGGTTCTTCCTCATCCTCATCAAGATCGTCATCTTCTTCATCGAGATCGTCATCTTCTTCATCGAGATCATCATCTTCTTCATCCATGTCATCCTCATCGAGGACTTCATCCTCAAAGTCGTCATCATCAAGATCGTCTTTATCCTCTTCTTTCTTCTTTTCATCCTTCTTTTTTGCTTTCGGTTCTTTCTTTGATTCTACTTTCTTATTATCCTCCAGTTTTTCTTCCTCATCAACCTCTTCAACCGTAATCTTGACTGGATACACCTTTTCAATATAGGCTACCATATCCACAAGTTTCGCTCTCTCTGGAGAAACTCCTTTCATCTCAAGCCACTCCTGACAGATCATCTCAAGCGCCAGGGTGGCATTGTCCATCCCTACCATCTTTTTTGCTTCCGCTAACGCATCAGCAATTACGACTGCCTCAGTCTCACCCATCTTAAAGGTCATTGTGGTAATCTTCACCCTAGACTCACCTGGCGTCCTAAGTTGTTTAACTACCTCCGTAAACTCTCTGCTTGACTGCTTTTCGGCCTTTTCAACCAGGTCATCAACATTCTCCTCGGAAGCCACAGACACGAGGTCTTTCATTTTTGTCCAGCCGATAGCTTTCACCTTCTTACTTGGTAAGTCTAAAACCTTAACCTTGTCCCAAATCTCAACGAAATACATCGCCTTTCGGTACTTCGTGTCAAGCTCCTTGGTACAATACTCCTCGAAACTGCTGAAGCCCCATTCCAGGTAAAACTCTTTGTGGTACGCCTCTGACAGCAGAGAGGCAAGGTCTAAAAAGTCTGCTTCTATCCCACTGTTCAGTTCAGCAATCTTTTCTCGAACCTCATTTGCTCGTGTTACCCCCTTAGTCTTACCTACTGTCACTTTCTCCTTTACAGCCGTTTGCGTTGCTGTTTTTGTAGCCATTGTTCTTCCTCCTTATTCATCTTTTGTTCGCCGTATCTGGCGTATTTTTGAACCTCCATCATCTACTAAGTCAATCTCACCTGAAGCAAGTCTTGCTCTTGTTTTGACCCACTCCCTTATCGCCCTAAGCTCCTCCTTATTCCGTTCAGCCTGCGGTGTTGTCTCCTGAATTGCTTTCAGAATATGCTTCGTCCTAACTTCCTCACCTGCATCAAAAGCAGAGTACATTCCATCCACGATTGCAGCCTCTATCTCAGCACCTACCCAATTCGATGTAGCATTTGCTAGCGCATTGACTTTGAACTGCTCTGGCTCCCTACCTCTTTTTCTCAAGTGAATCTGAAAAATCTCAGCTCTTTCGCTTGGAGTCGGAAGATCGGTCGCCCAGACCTCATCAATTCTTCCTTTTCTGTATACCATAGAAGGAATTGTTGCTACATCGTTCGCTGTTGCCGCCAAAAACACAGCCGCCTTTGTTTCCTGCCTCCATGTTAAAATAGTTGAAACAACCCTTGCAGTTACTCCAGAGTCTAGCTCCCCTGACCCTTTCATTCCGGCTAGCCCTTTGTCTATCTCATCTAGCCACAGCACTACTGGGGCTACTGCTTCTGCAACTTGAAGTGCTAATCGTATCGCTGCTTCTGACTCTCCTTGGAGAGACCTAAAAATCTTTCCCATATCAAGTCTGAGAAGCGGAAGTTTGAGGTACGTCGCAACTGCTTTTGACACAAGGGACTTTCCTGTTCCTGCAGGGCCTACCGTCAAAATTCCTTTGGGATAAGGAAGACCATAATCCCTTGCTTCGCTCGTAAAAGCCTTAGCCCTTCTCTTTAGCCATTCCTTCAGTGCAGCCATTCCTCCAACGTCATCCATACCTTCCGATGCGTTGACGAATTCAAGCACATCAGACTTTCGAACCTCCTGTTCTTTTTGTGCAGTGATCAGACGCAGATCAATCGTTTTCGACACTGCCAATGATAAGGCAAAAGCATTCTCAGCCCCTATCAGGTCAAGCCCTATCGCTGAAGTAGCTGCATCAGTGATAAGCTCCTCAACCTCCTCCTCCTTCTTTGGTAGCCTAATCGTATCACGATACGCACGTGTCAATCGCTTGAACTCATGTGCTATCTGATCTCTTGTCGGAAGCGGTACATCTACGTAAGTCACGAGATTCTTGAGTTCTACTGGTAGTTCAAGACTTGGGCCTACGAGGATCACATGACTCCCGACTAGTCTTGCAGCCATGATCGTATCATGCATCTGTTGTATCACCTGATAATTGTTTACGAATTGTCTCACGTTATGAAACACGACGACCATCTGAGGCTCAGGCGGCTTTGCGTTCTGGACTGCAGCAAGGGCGTCAAGAATGTCTTCTACGGTTTTTCTTGCTGTCTCAGGTCTTTCACTTAGTCTATGCACCATCAGACCAGTAGTCACCTTCCACACTCCAAACATCGCTGAATCCATCTGAAGCTCAAGCGCAGCATTCCGTACCATAATCTCCGCAGTTTTTGGCTCCACTGTCCTAAGAAACAGGGCAGGATAGCCTGCTTTGAGATAATCCTTAATCGTTGGTTCCAATGAATTCACCTCCTTAGTTTCTTATCGCTTCGGCCTTTTGTTGTTATGTTTCCATATATTTTAATCGTATCATAGGTATAATTATTTGTCAAGGAAAAATGCAATCACTTGCAAATTTTCCTCTTTTCCCTGACACGTTCTGTCAGCACCCACGCGTCACCAACACAAACCGCGACGGCAAGAGCAGGCCACAGATGATCATTGAAACCAAACGTCGGGCCTGGAGCCTTCTTCGTTCCTTTGTCTCCTATCCTATCAATCAGATATGCCCGAGCGTCCTTGTCCCCCGCACGTGGATTGTTACACAAATTCGTTATCACTGTCTTTCGTGGAACTTTAAAAACCTTCTTGAAGTGATTCTTTCCGGCCTCCTCAAGTGCTCCAATAATCTCACAAGTATCAAAGACTGAATTTCCCGCCACCATTCCATAACCACGAATTCTCTCAATTGCAAGGAACGTATTATAGTCCATATACTGCTTTTCAGTTTCCTGATCATAAAGAATATTGTAAGGCATGTACAACATTCCAACATCATTAATCCCTCGAAGAGCCTCATCTGGAGTAAGAACCTTCTTAAACAAAATCTTCTCATTTTTTGCATCCCAAAGAACTGCTCCTATCTGCTTTGGATTTGGGTCAATTCCAAGAACTAGCACAATTACACCCCCTTCTCAAAGAAGCCCTCGCACTGAACAATCGTAGGACAAAACTTCGAACGGTAACAGTTAAATTTTTTTTCTCTGCATTCATTAATAGGCTGCGGCAACCTATGCGGATACTCCCTCAGCCCTTGTTTATAGGTCGCCAATTTATCACTGATCGCCTGAATTATCAAATTATTTCTTAACACTGGAAAAACTTTTATCGGGAACAGGTCACTATGCTGCTTCTTCGAAATGTAAACAACATATCCAACCTGATCGTCAATACGAATTGGCATTTTCTCATCGTGTTGTACTGCCATCAGATACGTCTGAATTTGCCATACATGCTGAATATACGGCGAAAGGAGTTGAGGAAACTGATCTCCGCTTATCGTCTTCAACTCAGCCCCTCTGAACAGTTTTGCAACAGGCTCAAAGAACATGTCTACATGGCCAGTCACCATCCATGGCTTTTTTAGAACAATTTCATGCTCCTGATACACTGTTGCCTTCTCCGATGCTCCACATTTACAAGGTTTTTTCGGCGGCCTGCCAAAGTATCGAGTCCTTCCACAAGCAAGGCACTTCCACCATCCTCTTCTCTTATCCCCAAAGATCGCTGGTGTATTTTGTGCCCAAAAATGAATTGCATCTCCGATACTAAAAGTCAGAGCGGTCTTCATGTCGCCCCATTCTTTCCTGATCAAATTTTGCTTAGTTCCTATAACATGCATCCTCATGCAAGCATCATAAATCGACGAGGCGCGAGGATACCCTATCGGGTACTCAAACTGCTCTCCTGCATGAAGATTCACGAACTCTGCTGCAATATGATACGGATTCCCTTTCTTTTCTACTTCCGTAAGGACTGCCTTCTTTTTCTTCTCAACATCAAATCGAATCTTTCGTATCAGTTCACTCATCTCCGCACATCCGTATGAAGCGAATTGAACCCATTCCACTCTTAAGCGACTGCTCCAATTTTTTCTCCTTTTCCGTCACTCTTACGCAAGGCGTTGCCTCAATCTGCAAATCAAACCTTTGATTTAACAATGCTGCAATCTCTAAATCTGTTCCGCACGACTCAAGCAACGAATCGTTAAAACCCATATTAAGCACAAACAAGCGCAAGCATGGGAATCTGACCCGCAAACAATAGCCACCAAACAGCGTGTCGGTAGGGAACTCACAATGGCTGTAGTATCGCTCAAATAAAATTTACACCCAGAGCACACCCCTTTGACTCTTAAGACAACTATCCTGGTAATCATTTCAGACAGCCGAAGGGACTGCATCAGCTCTACCCAAAAAGAGCATCTGAAACTACATAACTTTCTTGTTTTTCCACGATGCTATTCTTGATTTAGCGATCAAGTCTTCTACTTCTTCTTTTAATAACCAGTTGAATAACAAGATCGGAACTTTAGGATACTGTTCTATAAACCTATCAAACTTTCGACGTTGTGCCGTCCACCACATTCCCTTAACCTCAACCAAGCTACCATACTTCGGCAACCAAAAATCTGGCGTGTAGTGACCTCCTTCTCCTACATCGAACATCCACTTTTCATACTGCCACTCTATTCCTTCAAGATCGAGAGCGCCTGCAAAGAGCCTCTCTAAGTCAGACTTAAATTCTTGGTTTACGCCATGGTTGACTGGATGCGCTCCCCACATTTGCTGTGGATCGTACTTTCCATCTAACGGAATCTGCCTCTTAACCCATTTCGTAACACACAGCCACGAACACACAAACCGATTGTACGCAAGTATATACCTTCGCTGCTTGTTCTGCAAACGGTGCAATCGCTTGCACACTGCGCATCTCACATTTGGCATCACATTCCTCCATTTTTGCTACTTTTTGCAACTCTGATGATCTCCTGCTGAGTATCAAGGTACATACCAAAATTCTTTTTCCAGAAAAGCTTTAGATCGTCTTGTTTTTGTACCTTCATACTCTTTCCATCAACCTTCAATCTCCAAACCTTCTCCTTCTCGTCCTTCGTTATAACTCCTAATTCCTTACCAATCTTAAGCGTTGTTGAGAAATCGTCTATCATTCCTTTCTCAAGCCCAAGCTCAGGGATTGGAGCCTTGACTACCACAAACTCCCCGCTGCCTGCAAGAGTAGAAACTTTCTCTTTTCTGAGGGCAAAAGAATGCCTTGTCGCAAGAGACCTCCCATGCTGATCATCCACATACTTTGCATCAGTCCCATTCTTGTCCATTGACTTTTTCATAACTCTCCACAGAAGGGAAAACTCATGCTTCATCGTGAAGCCTCCTGGCATAATCTCTGGGTCGCCAAAAACAGCACCTACTTTCATTCTCATCTGATTCGTAAACAATGCCGTACACGGATGGTCTTTCTTCCTCTCACGAATTAATCTCTGCTTGATCCTCTTAACCGCCCTACCTATCAGCCTAGCCTGAAGTGCCATAAACTCTTGTTCCATCGGGGCGTCAAACTCCGACTCTGGAACCAACGCTGCAAGAGAATCAACCACAAGAAGCCCACAATCATCTGCTCTGAGGACGCTTTCACTAACATTGACATACTGCTCACCAGAGTCACAAAGGATATAATAATACGAATCCTTCGGAACCCCACAGGCTTCAAGCCATACCGCATCAGTCGTCCCTTCAATATCAACGAGGACTGACTTCATCTGCTTCTCCTTCCCACATATACAATTTTCAAGAGTATGAAAGCAGCTCCAACAAACCATCGACGCTACTCTCATTGCAGCAATCGTAATTCTTGACTTGCCTGACTGGTCTGGCCCCCAAGCACACGTACTTCCGTGGAGCGGAAGCCCGCCTCCAGAAGCAAAATCTAAGGCGAAAATCCCAGTTGGCAATCTCGGTGGGTCATATCTAATCTGAGAAGCCGGAATCATTGTCTGTGCTCCATACTGATCATTGATCGTCGGAAGTAACTGCTCCAGTGCTGTCCATTCCTCATGAATCTGTGATGTCGTTCTCTTCTTTTTTGCCATCACATTTCTCCCTCTGTTAGTCGCTCAACCTCCTGCTGAAGTAACTCATCTACAAGATTGCGTACACGAATGAACATCTTTTCAACTTCTTCCACGTAGCAAGGCGACGAAATCATAACGTCCACTCGTACACTACTAAAATCTCCGGTAGGGATCGTCGCACCAAGCTTGACCGAGACTACCGCTGGATTTGTGACAAACGGCCTTATTTGCAAGCGCTTGCGCTTAACCTTAGTGTGCTTAAGAACTGTTGTCGAAACTTCTACTAACGCCTCTCTTTCTGAGAGGTTAACCGCTTTTTCTTCTTTCTTCATCTATCAACTCCTTTTCCCAACGATCATACAGAATAACACCCACATCAGAAAGAGACTTGATCTCCTTTCTGTCAAATGCTTTAAAAACACTCACGATAATCTTAACTTGATCATGAGTATACAACCTCCAACCACGAGAATCATAGAACGTAGGATCAGGAATAACCTTCATGGCATGATAATCTCTAACAGTCTGCACCTTACGATGAATCAGCTCTGCCACCTTTCCTATCGTAACGTAAAATCGCTTTCCATCAGTCAGTGTCTTACGGTCTACAACTCGATCAGACTTTGTCGCATGATAGCGATCTTTTGCATCAGCCTTGGCTTTCTCCCGATACCTACTGTCTGTAGCGTATCTTCTCTTTCGCTGTTTCGATAGCCTTTCTTTGTTCGTCCTATACCACTCCTTAAAATCAAAACCGTCTGCAGTTTGCTTCTTCCTGCCCATCATACGCCTCCATGTAAATACTTAATCGTTATGCCCTTCTCCCTGTAGCCCTGTTCCCGTTTTTTTGCCCAACGGACAGAATCAGGGTAGAATCGATCTACAATATCGACAACGATAGGCTCTTTCTTGCCTTTCACCATTCTTTCTATTCTTCCTCTTGACTGCTCCGTTTCACTCTGAGGCGTAGCATACACAAGCCCTGCAACATCTGGAATGTCCGTTCCAATCGCCATCATTCCATACGTAGCAAGAATGACCTTGCATTTCTTAGCTACCAAGTCCCTCTGACTCTGAGTAACCTCCTCAAACTTGATCTTGTCGTTCGTTCTGATATTTTGAGTTATAAGTGGAAGACGTCTCACGTAAAACCCAATATCGTCTCTCGTTAATTTGTTTCTTTCGGCCTCCTTTAACAACATCTCTCGCAAAAGAACCAACTGAACGGCCCTATCTGATAACACAATTACTCGTCTGCCGGATGCTACAATCAACTCTATGAATCTTCTCACAACTTTATTTCGTATAGGATTACTTGCCAGCCTAGACAGAAGCATTCCACGCCTATTAAGCGTCTGACTCTTCGACCACACAGACCCAGAGGTCGAATCAAACTGGTACATCAGCACTTTAGCAGCCATGCGTCCTTCATCTTTTCCTTTGAGAAAGTACTGACCTATATGTTTATAAAAAACAATCTCTGCGCCGTCTTGCCTCTTAAACGTAGCGCTGCACCCAAATCGGAATGCTGATGGAAACATCTGCACAACAGGAGCAAATGTTTGTGGTGGCACTGATCTGTCTACCTCATCAAGAACAATACACCCAAAGTATTTCTTGAAGTCATCTCCAAACCTATCCAAGGCAAGAGAATGAACTAAGCCAACCACTATTTTCTTACCACGGTACGAACACTTATCTGCCATTGCAACCCCAATGTCTTTGTCGGTCAAGTCCGTATACTGTTTGATTCTGCTAACCCATTGCGTCACCAGATTCGAACGAGGGACTACCACGAGAGTCGTCCTCTTTAGCTCTGCAAGCATACTCAAAATCGAGACTGTTTTTCCAAAACCTGGAAGCGCGTTGAGCAAGAATCCACGTCCTCCAGAAGCCTTAAGGGTCTTAAACTTTTTCAGTAATTCTTCCTGTCCTGGTCTCAACTTTTTCACAAACCGAATTTCTGCGTCGTACCCATAAGACCTTCGGTCTATAACCTTGTCAGCCTTTTGCTCAAAGTTGCGGAAATGGTACAACGGCACCCCTACCCACGATTTCGTAAGCTTGTACAGTTTTACTCGTTCGCCATTGTACTTCCGTTCAACAGTAAGAACGTCCTTGAGCTGCCTCTCATCTTCTACTTCCGCTCTTGGGACGAATACATGGGTGCCTACTACTATCTTACTAAACTTTTGCAAGCGCTTTCACTCCTCACATTAGGTCATCTACCGATCTGTGTTTTTTCTTCCCAGTTTTTTCTGCCTCCTTTTTTCTTGCTTTCTCTTTTTGTTTTTCCTTTGCTTTGGTTTTCTCCTTCCCCTTATCTTTCTTTTTGTTCTTTGGTTTTATCTCCTCCTCATCCTCTTCGTCATCCTCTTCATCATCCTCTTCAGGTTCTTCCTCATCCTCTTCAGATTCCTCCTCTTCTTCCTCTTCATCTATGTCTATGTCTTCCTCCTCATCATCAGCTTCTTCTTCATCCTCAGATTCATTTTCGGTATCCTCAAAATCATTTTCCTCATCATCTTCATCGTCCTGACCTACGGGGGCATCAAGACCTACGAGCCTTGCAAGCTCTTTTGCTGACTTTGGAGCAAAAATCTCTTCATAGCTGAACGGAGCAAGCCATTCTTTTGGATCAACGTCTGAAGGCTTAAGCGCAAGCAATTTTTCCTTCGACACCTTACCAAGCACTTCTATATCCTCACCAGTAGAACATTCTGTTGCATTGGTTCCACGTGTGAACTCAAATCTATAGAACTTAATGTCTCCGCCTTTTTTCTTGATCTTTCGTAACATTATCTGACGAGCAGCTCCTTTGGCTACGAACAATCGTTTTTGATTCTTGTAAGTCTTTCCATTCTCATCTGTATACGAACTGTGATCTATCACAGTCCCCGCCATGATATAACTTGGAACGTAGTTTGCTTCACACAAAGGACACGTTTCCAAATCTTTAATACATGTGAAATAGTTTCTGTAGCTCTTGCCTATCTTGATGCCATGTTCATACAAGAAGAACTGTGGTGTGTCTAAAAACGTCACTTTTGCACTACTGCCTGATTTTAGCCAGAACCTCCTCGGCCCTCGTTGTTCTCTTCTTGCCTTCGCTGCTTCGTCCTCCTGCTGTGACCTCTTAAATCCTTCTTTTCCCGTTTGATACCACCTCTTTGTAGCCATCTGAGCCTCCTTAGAATAGAATAATGTTTATCATATCTTTTAAACTGCTACGAAACATACAACATTGCATAGTACACCGATCACCTCCATTTCGCATGATTATATAATACATTAGGTTTTTTGTCAAGTAGAACTTCAAACAAGCTCCGCCGCATCAAGGACTTTCTGCAACTCCTGCTCATTCGGAAGATCGCCAGAGTCCTTGCAAGGTATTTCGTTCGTTTTATTTGCAAGCCGCCAATCCAACTTAAACATAACTGTTTTTCCGTGCAAGCGCTTGCTAATACTTTTATTCATCTTCTCTCCTGCCATATCTGCATCTCCACCCAACAACGTAGTCTCTGACCGCAAGACAGCAAGCTGGGCATTTGTAACGCTACTCGTAGCTGAGGCTATCACATTAAAGTAACCAAGTGCCATGAGCCTCATAGCATCAATCTCTCCCTCAACCACAACAACCGGAAGGTTCCAATCTACAAGGTGCAAACCAAACCATGCTCCTGAAACCGTCAAAGGCGTAAACTCTCCGTTAAACCCTGCAAGCTTCGGGGAAACTGTCCAAATCTTTTTTGTGTTGATTATTCTTTCCCTCATCGTCATTACTCTTCCATGTCTGTCAACAAGCGGAAAAACTACTGACAAATTTTCTGGATTGTATCTAAGCTGACACATATTCTGCACCCATTCTGGGACTCCCCTGGCTACAGAAAGCCAAAAACGCACCTCTCGTTCCTCGGGTGAATGTGAGTACTGCAAAAGTGGATACTTCTGAAGGACTTCTGGCGGTATAGGTTTACTGGCTCGAACACTAACATTTTCCCACGGGTCGGGATAGGTCGGTAGAGCGTCTTCTCTGTCGAATATCTCATTTTCCATGTAAATTTTGGCTGCTTCAGTCGGATAGGCTCCTGACAATACATACAGATTATGCATCAGCCAACCGAGCGGTCGTGCCTCTTGAGTACAGCCAAAGCAATAATACACGGACGAGTTATCGTCAGCAATCGAAATCCCAAAGCTTGGTCTTGAATCAACTCCACTTCCATGAAGATACGGAGCAAGAGGGCATCTGCTATTAACCCACTTGTCTCCAACTCTGATCTCATCAGCATCTATGGAATACAGAAGCTTTTGAATTGATCTGCTATCCATGCATGCTATCTCGTAGTATCTTCGCTACCTGAAAGTACGTCTCGTCAAGGGCCTCACACTCAGAGTGTGCGGTCTCAAGCTCCAAGTCGATATGACACTCCTTACTCGGTACTACACTTTCCGTTCCATCTCTGATCTCAACATCCACTTTGACTCTAATCTTCATAACCACTCCTTTGCAAGCGCTTTCAATCCGTACCTCGTGGAACCTGCCCACGAAGAATTGCTTCCTGACTGATCTTCATTGAATGCATGTCATAGAGAACTCTAATCGCACCAGACTCGCCTTCCCGTCCTTTCAATAACTCCAGAGTCTTGTAACGTTTCGATGAAATGCTCCTTTCCATCTCATCCGAGTCATCTTCATCATCAATGCTTATCACAATACTCGCAAGCTGGCCTATTACATCTGCGTGAGCTATGTTCCCAAGCTGTCCCGCACCTCTTCTATTGAACTGGTAAGTAGAAATTATTGGGATGCCAAATTCAACACCAACAGACTTGAGATACTCTGCTGTATTGCTAACACGTTCCCATCGTGCCAAGTTACGATTCGACGTGTGCAAAAGATACGCCCCATCGACATATAGCACAGAAGGCTTCAACTCCTGCACCGCAATCACCAAATCTTCAACCGTGCTATGAAGGGAGCCTTGCAAAAGGAAGAACGGTTCTCTGCTCTCTTCCTCATCATGGAGTTTTTTGAGCCTATTCTTCTTCAAATCTTTCAAATAGCTTACAAGTTTTTTTCTACCATGAAAACCAAGTCTACCAAGCCGTAATGCTGTAGCTGAAAGGTTCGTCTGCAGGGCTACCAGTCTTCGGGCGTTCTGCAAGTTACTCATCTCAAAAGCTGCATACAATGGGCGCTCCCCTTCTACCCATGCTGAATTTGCCATCGAAGCAAGAAAGTAGCTGTTGTGCGTGACAACGTAGTCCTCTGTTAGATACAGTCCTGATTGCTGCGTCACCGTAATACACTGGCACTCTTTCTCACCTACATACTCAACGCTTTCAACTGTAAGCCTGACTGGTCTCCTAACCCCAACTCGTTCTCTAACAACTAAGCACCTATCACGTTTTCGCTCCAGCGAGAACAAATCCTTCGGAGTGTCAAAAACTACTCCAACCCTAAAAGACGGCAATTTCTTCGTCTTTTTTGGACTGATCTTTGATACTGCTCCTATCGAACGAGCAAGACTGCAGACCTGCTCTGCCAGAATCTTACTTGAGCTGGAGAACGAAACCGATCTGTTCTTATCCACCGTCCCGTCTGAGTCAAGTAACCCTTGCAACAAAGCAAAGCGCTCATCAAACGTTCCAGCCAAGTAACAATCTGGAATTCTTTTATCAGGAGATTTGACTCCCATAAGTCCGAGGTCTGCAAGAACGGATTTAATCCTGTTCACTTTACTGGTTCCACCTGTAGCAACTATCTCATAACTGTATGCTCCTCTTGATACTGCACAGTATCCGAGAGGAAGCACTATACTATTCACTCTTCGCACTATCTCATAGTCCGCTGAGGAAAAACCAACGCACTGAGTCAAAGAACCGTCTCCAAGTAAAAAACCCACCAACCACGGGTCAAGTGGTAGTCTCTCCCTACCGCCAAAGTTACCTGAGCACAGGGGAACATGCAAGCGCTTGCGGAAACGCTTCCTCTGTAACATCGATGCAAGCTGCTCAGTGGAAACTACACGTGGAGACCTCCACTGTCTAAACATAAGCTGCCACAAGTGAGAGCCGTCACACTCCGCCGAGCGTCCATCTGAGAAGCAAACTCGGAAAACTGATCTTTTCCCTTGCGGATGAATCTGAAGTACTATGCTTCTACTTCCATCGGGAGAAGCTACTTCGTCTCCAAGTCGGATTTCTCTCATCTGTTTTTTTGCTCCATCTGCCATGACAATGTTTGCATCTAACGGTTGAGCTTTTCCTGCACCAGGTCTTCCAACTACTGCAACAGTATCAGTCGGCTGTGCACCATCAGAAATAGCATCGAGAAACGGAAGACCAAACGGAACTCCTGATACGCCTCCTGATCGTTGGTGAATGTCATGAGACTCAAGCACCTGCTGGGCTTCTTTCTGCAAAGTTGTGATCTTCCTTGTCGGGTCGTCTGCAATAAGCCTTGAATAGACTCCCTGCAAGTGCGCAAACGCCTCTTCATACTCTCCGTCTCTTGTTGAATCAAGAATTTCTTTAGCTGCAGAAGCTATGTCCGTGATTCCTTTTCTACGCTTGACTTTATCAACCCAGTACTCAATCGGCTCATCCGCTACATCGGAGAGGATCACGCCGACCTCCCTTTCAACGGTCTTACGTTTTGGGTGCTTGCCGTATTTCACTACATGACTGTAAATAAACTCAAACGCTTTCTTTTCCTCGTTAATGAAATGATCTGCTGTAACTCCCTTAACACCAAGGGACGTCATGTTTATCTTATCGTCTAAAATTTTTCTTAGCAGCCCCAGTCCTACAGACATCTATCCTCCTTCTACACGTCTATTATCGAAGCCACCCTCGGTTCAGGCGCAGCAACCTTTAGAACCAGCCTCGTGCATCGCTCCTCAAGAAGATCAGCAACAGTCGACCCAAACGCCTCTGTTATTCGGTTAAACGTTGTCGATACCACCGAGTCAGACCAACTACGTTTGAAGAACACCGGAAACACAATAGACGACATCGGCCTATTGAGCCGTTTCTTGAGCATATCGAGCACTTTTCCCGCCGCTCTTTTTGTCGCAGGCGAGGGCTGTGTAGCATTCTCCCAATACAAGAGGGAGGCCAAATCCATTCTCCGCATATACTCCTGTGGCACTGTCCAATCCCAATCTGAGGCTTTATAGGATTGCTGGACGTTGTATGCAATCCCTTCATTCGAAATATTCATCGGATAACGCTGAACTGAGAGGGCATAAACTATAGGCACTAATTCTGCAAGCGCTTTCAACATCGATAACGAGTTACAAAAGACCACTGTCCACTGACCGTTGACAACTCCTTCACCTACAAGAACCGCATCTACTGCTTTCATCAACCCTTCCTCCGGTCTTTCCTTGTATCTCGCAACATTATACCGCAAAGATCGCAGTTCATCGTACACTATTGGCTTATCTTCCTTTTTCTCTTTGGGAAAATTTGAGTCATCCCACGGGTAGACTAGCCCTGAATTAGCCATTGACGCCTCCGCTCTTTTTTTCATTTCGCCTTTCTTCTTCCTTCTTCGCCATGTACTCTTCATACGACATGCTCTTTGTCTGAGATAGGGCTTTATCTCTTGAAATTGCAACTGCTGTCTCCGCAAGCCATCGCGCAATATCCTTGTAGAACTTGAAAATCTGATCGAAGTTTGGCGTTGAATTCAGTGAAACCTTAAAGCCGTTATCGGTTTTTAGATCAAGTCTCATCGCTTCCCAATTTCTCACAATCTGATCAGTAATCTGCTTTGGGTCTTCACCCAACAATGTAACATCAGTCAACCACCGTTTTGCGTTTGTCTGTTGCTTCTTCGTCCACACCTCTCGGTAGGGGATTCCTTCTTCACTGCACGCGTCCTCAAGAAAAGTTTTCATCCAATGCCACACTACACGGACACGGGTCTTTCCTGCTCGAATTGCACCAAAAGCTTCAGAACTTTTACCGATCTGTTTCTTCCTGTGGGCTGCAGCCATTTTCGTTGCATCTTGAATCGCTTCTGTTATCTTCAACTCTGTCGTAACCTCCCATCCGTATTTTTTCCAGAGTAAGACTACCTTCTCATACAGTCTCCTATCTGCCAGAACCGCACAACCAAAAAAATCTGCAAGCGATTTCAAAATGTGCGGAAGGTTCAATCGGTACAGAGTTACTCTTCCTTTCCGTTCAACCTGCAAAAGATTAGTCTTTACCAACTGGATACGAGCATGCCTTATGTTACTTGCATCGCAGAGTAGGCCAGCAAAACTTTCTTGGGCATTTCCTTCAATTAACTGCTGAAGAGAAACCGAACATTGAAACCTGTGGGCTATCGTGGTTAGAGAACAGATGGTCGTATAAATGCGCATTACACCTTGGTGCTTCCCGTAGACATTCACCATGGAGAGAACCGCACGATTGATTCTTTCCCACTCCCAATTTGTTAATTTCATGACATCGGCCATTGTCGCACCTCATCCTTCTTCTTGTTTTAGATTTCGTAAATTAGATCATAGATCGGAGTCTTTGTCAAGGGAAATCGAAAAAAAGTCCGGCGGCGGGCGGCGGCGAAATTTTCTCTTTTTCTTGTTATGCAGGCCTCAAAAAATTGGGTCTTCTGCCGTTGGGTTTTTTTTGGTTTTTGGGGGGCCTATTAAACCAATGAACGTAGTGAAATTGGTCTTTTAAGAATGTATTCTTAAAAGAAGTAAGAGGTGTTCGTAATGATTGATACTTATAATATAAAATATACGAAGTATATACGAAGTATATACGAAGTATATAGTGTATTATATGAGGCTATGTCACAGCTTCACATTTCGGGGGTTTTTTGGCGTGTCATTACGTACTGGTTTAAGGCCCTTAACCGTGCAGCCATTTAACATTTCGGGGCTTTTAGTGTGTCACCTATTAACGGTTTGAGCCCCTTAAGCGTGTTGCCGTTCCACAGATAATCATTCCTTTCTGTACTTTTTTTAGTACAATCGAGCTACATTTTTTACAAAAAAAAAAAACGTTTTTGAAAGCGCTTGCAGATTCCTCTTGACATATTTTCTAATCTGTGGTACAGTTTCTTCATGTTCAAGCGATGCTCGCATTGCTGTTTCACCTCACTTTCTTTCTTGTCT